CTAGACGAGCAACGGTCATCGAAGCCCGCGCAGAAGCGTTGAAGGCGTACCTTGAGCGATGCCTTCTGTCGGCTGGCATCAAGAAGGTAGAAGGACCCGGCGTGGTGCTTTCCTTCAGGTCATCTACCGCCGTCGATGTGTATGAGCCAGGACTGATACCGGCTGAGTACATGAAGACGCCAGAACCACCACCCCCAGCGCCTGACAAGCTGGCGATTGCCGCAGCGATCAAACGCGGCGAAGTCGTCCCAGGCGCGAAGCTTGATCAGAGGCAGAACTTGCAGATCAAGTGACAGTTTTACGGGCGCTGCTAGTCCGCAACCTCCTCCCAAACCGCTCGCAAGAGCTTCTAGCAGCAGCAGCAATGCAGCACTTTTTATTCGTAACACACCAATTGAGGCCCAGCCTCAGAAGGACGAACGATGAGTAACACACCGACCGAGGCTGTGTCCTCGAATGCAGAGTTAGGCGGTATGCCATTGGGCCTTGTTGCGCGCTTGAGAGCGACCCCAAACTGGCTGCGTGAGTCTTGGGGAAGCTGGAAGTATTGCGTTACTAAGTACGACAGAGCCCCGTTTGACGCCGCCGACGAGATTGAACGGCTTCGCTCAAAGCTGGACGAGATTGCAGAGATTGCTCACGACTCCAACTTGCAGCCGGGGGACCGCCTTCAGCGGATTTCAGCCAGGGCGCAAGTGATGACGCCCAATGCAGAGTTAGGCCCGCTGGTGGAGCCTGTGACACTGGACGATGTGCTGGATGCACTTAACCTGTTCAACAGGCCAAAGCCAAGCGAAGACGATGGACCGTGGGAGGGCGGGCACTTCATCCGCGTTGACTACCTGCCGGACTTCATAAACATCATTGCGGCAGCATGGTTTGCCCATGAAGCAGTGCGGGTCGCAGAGCGCGAGCGGTGCGCGGCGAAATGCATGCGCCCCGCTGGCTGGCTTAGGGCAGATCAGCAGCGGCTGGTGGACGAGATTCGGGCTGCCATTTTGAGTGGGGCCTAACACCGCAGTTCAGCGGCGGCAGGACTGACCGCCACACAACCCGGACGGCGGATGCCGTCCGCTGCAACGCAGAGTTGGGCTTATTGCCCGGAGGAACCATGAGCACAAACAAAGTGAAAACCGTGATCGAGGGGACACCTTTTGAGGCCGGTGCTGGCGTGTGGGACATGCTTGTATTGCCCTGCTTTAAAGCCGTGAAGAACCAGCCGCCGATTAGGGTCCAGCAGTTCTACTCGGGCCTGCTGTCCGCCTGCATGGGCGCGATGGTTGCAGACTTCGGGCATGAAAAGGCGGTGAGCATTCTTCGCACGCTTGCAGACTCACTCGATGGGATGCGAGACGACATGGAAGGGTCGCGGGTTCAATGAAGCCCAACGCAGAGTTGACGCGCCGGTAAGGGCTGCACGGCCTTGCCGGAGCGCGACGCGGCACCCAGCCCTTGCCGGTCGCGCCGAACGATCTGTTGGGCGGCTGGTGGACGAAGCAAAGGAAATGAGCATGGGTAGATGCAAACAGCAAGAGCACTGCGCCAACCCGTCATGGTGCGGCATCACCGGACGCTGCCTGCGCGCAGAGACAACTGGACCGCTGCGAGACGACAGCATGCCAGCAGGTGCGGATGAGCGCAGGCTGCGCCGCCTCCTGGCACTGCGCGTGGGCATGCCGGGTTTGTACCTTGACGATGGCGAGGCCAGCGCGCAAGAGCACGGCATCAGCATCGACTTCATGCGCGAGCCCGTGGCCGACATTGATGCCAAGTTGCGGGCGCTGAACGTGGCGCGGCTCGAAGTGAAGCCGCTACCGCCTTACTACATCGGCGGCCCGTACCACGACGGCAGCTATGCCATGTGCGTGACGAGCACCGGCAAGGTGGTGCACCGCGAGCCGCCCAACACTGGAGTTGAACGATGAGCAACGCGAATTCGGTCGAACGACCAGTTGGACGACCCGCCAAGGTCAAGGCCTGGAAGATTTATGTCCGAGGATGGGGCAAAGGCCCGGAGGCGGTGACGATGGCGACCACGCGGGGCCGTGCAATTGCCAGAAGCCTCGCCAGCGCGCAGGACGTGGGCTACGGGTTGAAGTGGGGCGACTTTCGAGCCGTCAGATCACCAGAGCACGACGACATGTTCATCAGGCACGGACTTTTCTCGTGGAGCTTCGACCACGCGCAGGCCGTGCTGTGCGCCGATCAGTCGGCCAACTATGATTTATGCAGCCCGTTAACGAAGTCTGCTACTGAATGAGGCAATACGCACACAAGCGATACAGCGCAGCCCAGCTTGACGCGATGGCGGAAGGCAGGGCAGCGAAGCGAATGGAGCAGCCGGAGCGGCCAGCAATACCGGCGCGCTCTCCGGGTGTGCTTGTGCTGGATGTAAACGGGCAGCGCTTTGACTTAGAGTTGAGGCCGCATCCGAGAGACTGCCGCCGATGGCTTGCGTACCGTGACGGCAAGCCGTTTGAGAGCGGCGGGCTTGAGCGTATCTGGCGCAAGGTTCAGGCGGAGCTAGTGCCGCTGCTTGGGGTGCGGAATCTGGCTTAGAGCCGCGCTGCTATCTGCGCCTCATCCTCCCGAAAATACGTCCTGCACAATTGGCCCATGTCCCGATGCCCCAAAATCTTGGCAAGCGTGAGCGGGTCTGTCTTGCGTGCTGTGAGTGTGGCAAACGTGGCGCGGGCATCGTGAAACGTCAGGCCCGACACACCGGCTGCACGGCTGTAGCGCCTAAACAGTGTGTCGCGGGATTTTTCGGACATGGCCCAGAGTGATCCGTTTTCGCCGCCCTCACCCTGCATCGCAGCTCTGATGATCTTCGCTGCTCGCTTGTAGATCGGCACCCGGCGAGCACCTACTAGGCGCGAGGTCTTGTGTGATTCGAGCAGGATCACGCGCCGGTCAAGGTCTATGTCTGAGCGCTTCAGGCCCATGATTTCGCCCGCTCTCATGCCTGTCGTGAGCGCAATCAGGAACATATAGGCTAGCTCATGAATCGCAGAGCACGGGACTAGGCCAGTCCTGTAATGCATATGACGCAGCACGCGCCGGATGTCCTGCCACTTCCACACAGCCTCACGCGCTCGATTCTGCCCAGGCATACGCAAGTTTGACCACGGGTTCTCACCGCACCAGCCCCACTCTTTGCGGCCAACAGTCCACACGTTGCGAAAGAGGTTGATGTCGCGTTGAACTGATCCGGGTGTGACTTCCTTCAGGCGGGCATCTCTCCAGGCCGCGAGGTCGGAGCTTTTGACCTCTGAGAACTGCATGGCCGTGAGCTTTGGAAAGTGCCGCTTCAAGGCTTCCATGCGCTTCACTTCCTGAACGCCTGACGACTTGGCCGCGCTGATTTCTAGGGCGTATCGGTCGAGCGCATCCGCAAAGGTCTTCGCCGGGTATTTGCCGCGCTGGCCCGCCCTGATTGCTGCCTCTTCGGCCTGCGCCCAATACGTCGCCTCAGCCTTTGTCGGTCGTGTCGCGCTTACGTCCGGGTGTCCTTTGACCCGCACAATGGCTTGCCAAGTCTTGCCGCGCTTTCGGATATAGGCCACTGTCGCTCCCTTTGTCTCTCTGCTGTCTCAGCGGGGAGGTGACGATAAGCGACAAGAAGCGGTGTTAAGCGGTGTGACGCTAGGGGTTTTCAGCGGGTAAAAGCGGTGCAAAGCGGTTTAAAGCGGCGTTATGTATTAGCGCCCCCGGCAGGAATCAGACTTATAGCGAAAGTGTATGAACGACAGGCACTTAGAACGGCGATTGTGCTTGCTGTCTCTAATTTGTCGCTGCACAATAGAAGCTCATCGGGCCAGGACGCTATAGGCGCACCCGTCTGGTGAGGCGTCAGGACCTAACTGATGACCACCCCGGGAAAGTAGCGGGGGCTATCAGATCAGCGGCGATGTGGATGGACACAGTGCCGGTTAGCTGCCGGATCGCTTTGGATGACACCGACAAGATCAATCGGTAAACGGAGCCAAAGAGTTACCCGACTGACGGGGTCTAGCAGGTATCAAGCCCTGCACGCTGATCTGATGGTGAAAGGGGCGCAGCCTACCCTGCTTATTGTTGCCGACTGGCAGGCAGCAGAGCCACTATCTAGGCTGCGACAACGCGGCTGGTGCGGGTGTAAGCCCTGACAACCTCCACGGTGCAAGGCCGTGGGCCATCATCGAAGCGGCGGCGTAGATTGAAACCAGATACGCTTCAGCAGGAAGGGATAGCGCCCTGCCCGCTTCTTCGATGATGGTGTAGCTCAGCGGATAGAGCACGCAAGGCATTGCGTAGGCAGACCGGCGACGGATATTGCCGATTGCGCCGGTTCAAGTCCGGCCACCATCTTCAATGCAAAGTCAGCACACAATGAAGCAGCCAACCCGCAGAGGCCCCAAGCCCAAGAGCCCGACCGGCCAGCCGATGAAGCGCCGGGTGATCCGCATGTGTGACGCAGATTGGGCAGCGGCTAAGGCAATCGGCGATGATCGGACGCGGGAGTTGATCCGCGAAGAGGCGAAGAAGAAGGAGAGCGTATGACGCACGAACTAGGGCCGCTGCCTGAGCACCACTACGAATGGCGAAACGGTCAGATCGGTTTCACGCCTGAGCAAATGCGCGCCTACGCACTTGCAGAGGTTGAGAAGGCCGTGAAGGCGGAGCGGGAGCGGTGCAAGCGCATCGTGCAATTCAATCAGTACCGCTGCGGGCGACACAAACACGATGATGTGACCATCGGTCATTTCAATGTCAGCATGATTTCAGAAATTGATTCAGGTGAGCCGCCAAAGGCTTAAGCAAATGACCGAACACCCCGAACCCGAACGAGTGGCCTTTGAAGCGTGGAAACGGCTTCAAGGAGGCCACTACATGAGCAGGAACAATGCACCCGGCAGCGACTTGAGCGGATACCAGGACGCCCATACGCAAGGCCAATGGGAGGCGTGGAAATCCGCTATAGCATCAGAGCGGGAGCAGTGCGCAAGGCTGTGCGCAGACACATCGGCAGACTACAAAAAGCACTCGCTTGATATGGGGTATCAAGAGCACCAACGGGTGACCTTTGCCGCCTACTCTCAAGCATTGGCCGACATCAGCAAGGCTATTGCTGGCTTGAAATGACCGAAAACCCCGAACCCGAGCGCCTCGCCGTAGGCTGGCCATTCCCACCCCACGGTCGCCCCGTACCACCTACCGCTGCAAAGCTAGAGCAGGATCAGCGGGAAGAGCTTGAGAAGCTGGGGGAGGCGCTGTTTTGAGCCTTCCGCTCATCCCACACCCGCAAGAATTCGCGCGTGAGCCTCTCAGCGGACTCGGTGCCTTCTTTGCGCGCTACCGCTGCGATGTACTCGCGCCGCCCGTCAGTAGTCCGAAGCCTGCCCATTGTCTGCATGTGGTTGTGACGCTGTAGGCACTCAGCCCGCCACTCTGGCGAAGCGCTGGAGACTTGGCGACCGTCGATCAGGGTGACGGTGTTATCAGTGCGTGACATGCTCTCAATCGGTCTGAGACTGCTTCGGCTTCGGCTGCGAGCGCGACAAGATCGCTTCTAACGTAGCTAGAAAGTGCCCAGGCTGCGGGGCTGGTGTCATCACTTCGGCTGGCACATCCGGCCTGATCTGCGGGGCGACTTTCTGCGAGCTTGCGCAGCCGGTCAGCAGTAGCGCGAGCAGTGCGCTCAGTAGAGATACGGTCTTGTGTGAGTGCATCGCCGATCCTTGTGATGTTCCGCGCCGCGAGTCTCTCGGACTCTCTCAGGGCTTCGGATGTGTCTAGCGCCTCTTGTGCCTTCTTGCCGTGCGTGTACTTGATGGCAGCACCCCAGCCAGCGCCGAAGGCCACAAGAAGCGACACGAGGCCAGCAAGGAGGCGTGCAGCTAGGCTCACGAGATAGTCAGCCTGATCGGCTTGCCTGACAGCTTCTCAGCCTGTAGCTTTGGGAAAAGGCGGTCGAAGGCGATCCGGCTTTCATCGATCCGGTTTAAGCCCTTCTTTGTGCCAACAAGGATGCATCCTTCAGTGTCAGCAGCCGTGTTGCCAGGGTGGATGCGGACTCCGATAAAGCCATTCACTTGGAGCAGTAGAGGGAGCATCCGCTTGAAGCGCGGAGACATGGTGATGTCGATCACGTATGAACCGGCAGGGATGGCTGTTTCGCCGTGAATCTTCACGCCGTCAGCCCTCACCACATCCTCAAGCGTGTAGCACTCGAAGACACCATCGATATACATTTCACCGATGGTGCAAACGTCGTTCTTCTCGGTGCGCTTGACAGTGATATTCATCGCGGAACACCTTTGAAGGATGCTTGCTGGTGGCTAATCGTGTGAGTAGGCGGTCCTTTTTCCCACGTTGGGAAGCTTGTCCACAACCAGCACAGCGTAGTAATGACCGCACCAGCGCCGCCAATTGTCACGATGCCCTCAACGGCCTCTAGGATTGCCCACAAGCACCCAACCCCCATCCCGACATGCATCGCCACCACTGCGAGCTGATGTTTCCGCCATGTGAGCGCATCAAGACGGCAGACAATGCCCGCCAATCCGACCAGCGCCAAAACTTCGACGACGATTCGCAGGACGTTCATTGAATTCTCCGTTTCACAGCAGCAGGCAAAGCCTCGGCCAACGCCGTCACAAGGGGGTGGAAGAAGACACCGAAACCAGCCGCGATTCCTTGGGCTGTGTTGATGTCTGATGGTGAGAAATACGCCCCAGCTTTGGCGCTCAATAGAGATGCTGCGATGAATAGAACTCCAGCCCTGATGCGACCAACAGCAGGAGCCCACGGCAGGCCAACAACGCAGCCACATGCAGCCCAAGCCAGCAGCGACCATGTGATGCCAAATTGCACAAGAACAGCCCCCACGAGGCCTGATACAAGGCCAGCAGCAACAGCCGAAGCCGCAGGGGAAATTACGGGATCAGCGGCCATTTTTACGGCACCTCCAAGCAAACACCGAAAGGGCTGCTATCCCACTAACCAGCAGCGATGTATTGCCCCACTTTGCCGAGCATGACTCGGAACCGGGTTCTCTGACCCACGGGGCTATAAGCCACCAAAGCGAGCACGCCGCCGTGGTGAAGTTCATGGTGACGACAGCCGCGCAGGATGACGACACAAAAGCATCCCAGCGCGACAGGCCCGCGACGATGAAGCAGGCTGCTGCCAGCAGCATCCACATCGTGATCTGTCTGATGTCGCCCTGCATGTCAGGCGCGAAGGCCTGCCACACAAAATCGTGAGCAGAGCCAAGCACCAGCAGCAATAGCGCAGCGCGCCACATCAGCGCGGCCCGGTAGGTGGCGGGCCTGCCTTTGTCTTTGGAGGCGCTGGCGGCTGAGTTGGAGCTTTCTGGTCTGGTTCTTTTGGGCCAAACAGGCCGACAAGCCATTTCAATAATCGGATCATGTTTATCCTATATTCGTCAAGATGCAGCGCGATAGGTAAATGTAACAACAAACCTAGCGCCTGATAGGTTTGCGTTTGTCGCATATGCGCCTGATGCTCCAGGCTTCCAAAAAACGAATGTAGCGGATGAAGTACTACCAACGGGCATAAAAACACCGTTAATATCCTGAAATCCAATAACACCAGCCGGTTGCGCGCCAGCATCGGGCTGGAACGGAAGACTAAGACGCGCCTGACTTACGTCTGTAGTTATTGGATATCTTATATCTAGATGCACGGTTGTCATTTTGCCGTTTTTTACGTATCGCGCCTGAGACACATCAGAGATCGATAACCCTGCTCCGCTTCGATCTGTGGCGATCCAGTTGCCCTCTGTATATTCTGGGGTCCCAAACAAACCTGAAACAGTAGCAGCGCCTGTATTCTTTCCTATTTTATGAGTTGAAACGCTGCCATTTACAACAATTGAAGTCCCTGTTCCAGTATTATCGAAATGGTTTGAGTCAATCGACGCAGATTGCCCATCAAGATATATACCTTGAGCAAGACCACCAAAAGTAAAACGATTACCATTGACAGACAGCCCTATATTTGCGCCGCCCTGCTCAATTACTCTTGATGTGCCGGATGTGTCGGTAATCCTCATCCCGTTGCCTGAGATTGAAACACACTGTGTATCAACTGCGCCAAGCGCTTGAAGGCGAATACAAGACTTAACAGCGTACATCCATGAGTTACTGATTCGCAAATCCTTGCAGTCTGTTGTTTTTATAGCGTCCTGCCCAATGAGGTCAATTACGCAGTTACTTATGTGTAGCGATAGAAAGCCTGTTCCAGTCAAAACGCCGTAAGCGCCTGAAGACATAAGCGAATCTGAAACCATTAATCCTTCACCAATGGTTGACCCATCATTGACAAGCCAAATAGATGAGTTTCCTCCATTGCTAACAAATCTGCATCCGGTTACAGTGTTATTTACGGACTGACCATAAACATAAAAACCGTTATTGCTGTTGATAGAAGTGACGTTATCTAGGCGACTGTTCCATGTGTATCTGAAATTCACGGCATCCGCCCAGCCCTGCAAGTACAAATCTCTAAGCGTCACATAGTTGATATTGCTTGAATTTGTGCCGCTGCAGAATATTGCCACAAAAGATCTAGGGTCGGGTGTCCCATCGCCTGCATATGAGAAAATATGCAGGCTTTGAATTGTCACCAATGATGCACCGGCAGACAGCGTAAAGGCATCACATCCGTAAGCGAGAATTGAGCTTCCGTGCCCTTCTCCGTAGATCATTACTCCAGAAGGTACGGTAACTGTTGAATTAATGCGCCAGGAACCAGCGGGAACGTAAACGATTTTGCTAGAGTTAACAGCGTTTTGAAATGCTTGCGAGCAGTCTTGATTTCCTGTCGGGTCTGAGGCGCCAAAATCCACAATAGAAACTGACTCGCGAAGCTTTTCTTGAACAGTCCGAGAAACTGCACCCGTGCCGTTTTGGATGAATGAAATGAACGAAGCGCCAGCCGACTTAACGTAGTTAATGAACCCCTGAACAGTTGTAAATAGAGTTCCTGAAGCCCCGTCATTGACTGAGATATTCTCGGCAAGAGAACCATCGGTAATTCCATCAACGCTCCACACTTGTGATCCAGCCGATGTTTTTAGAACCATCGTGTAAGCGCCAGAGCCTAGCCATACCTGAGCTTCTCCACGAGCATCAAGAACCACCGGGTTGGTGTTAGCTGTGCCAAGCGTTGAACTCGTGTACGTGGCCTTCTTGTCGATAGTGCCGCTTGCGTAGGTGTAGAGCAAGCCACCGACAAGCGGATTACCTGCGTCATCGTCAGCCGCAAACCGGCCTGCTGTGAACTGTACGGACATTTAAGACCCCAAAAGAAAAGGCCCCACGGCTTAGGTGGGGCCTAGAATGACGGGCAACTGCGCGAAGCCGTCAGGGAGAGAACATGGAATTCAGTGATAGGGCTTTAGCCCAGCTAGCAACGCCGTTTGTGTTGTTTGCAATGCTCTTGATTGCCTACCCGTTCAAGTGGGCAATCACGAAGTACATGAAGGACGGGAAGCTAAAGCGCTTCCTGCTATTTCGATGGGGCGACCCCAAGCCCAACACCCCCAACCTTGATCAGAAAATTTGCAATTTCGTTGTCAAGTGCTTCAGGCGCGTAACGCGCTAGTGCATTGGGTGTGTAGTTGGTGCGTGAGATTGCGTTTTGAACCGGCCCAGATAGTGCAGCAGCCCGAGCGGCTGGCCTTGCCGCCACACCCGCCAGCAATAGAGGGTTGCCTGATGTACCAGCAGCGCCACCGGCCATCATTGCATCGATCACACTGAACTTAGGCACAGTCACATTGTCCTGAGCCGCCTTTGGGAATGCTTTGGCAAACTGAGCCGCCGTCAGAAGATCGCCTGATAGCGCCTTGCCTTTGTCGAGTTGCTTTGCCAAAGCATTGGCGCTAACACTACCCGTAGAAGTGTTCAGAGCGTTTTCAACAGAATGTGTCTTAGCGATCAGCACCCGAGCATCACGAAGAGCGGCTAGAAGTTCCTTTTGCCCTGTCTTCTCTAGCGCATCCTCTAGGAATGCGTTGATCTGCTTTGCAGACGTTGCCGAGGCTTTGGCTTTGGCTAGAGTCTCTGGGTTAGCGTCACGCGCATAGGCTTTGAAATAGCCTGTAGCGTCGTGGTTTGCTTGTTTCCATGCGTTCACCAACTCAGCAGACGAAACCTTAGCCTCCGGGGCCATCGTCAACGTGTTAGCGCCCTTCTGAACTGCGACTGAAGCAGGAAGCTTGGCGCCACTTGTCACAGGCAGATCACCAAGACTTGCGACAGCCTGATAGGCTTTGCCTGCCTCTTGGCGGACTTCCGCGAGCGCATTTTGGCTGATCTGAGAACCCTTTGGCAACCCGACAGCATTAGCCGCGAGTGCATTGGTGATATCTTGGTTTTTGACGCTGGCTTGTTGCTGTGTCTTGATCTTTCCGCCCAAAGCTTCAAGCGCCGAACCAATGACCCCAGGCTTTGAGGTCATCGCAGGCGTCACGACATACCCGGCTTCACGGGCCGCAGCAACAGCAGCATCGGTGCCAGCGTTTGCAGCGGCTTTCTCAGCCATCTTGCGAGCTACCGTGTCTTTCAGTGCGCGGGCACCGGCTCCGAGGGTGTCCCCTAGAACCTTGCCTCCTACGCCACCAATCGCACCAGCAACACCACCTTGCAAGCGTTCCTCAACACCACCCGGAGTCATGGCCGTTCCGGTCAAGCCGCCAAGAATGGCCGCGCCTCCGTATGTGTTGGCACCCGGAACAAGCATTACAGGAGCAGCAGCAGCAGTGGCGCCAACTACGTTTCCGACCTTGCCTGACTTGGTAGCCATCAAAGGCGCATCAAGCTGCGTGCGCTCTGCGCGATCAGCGTCAGACTCTCCAGCACCGACAAGGCCAGCCAAGCCCTGATAGGCCGTGTGCATACCCTTGCCGATACCTGCCAGCACCTTTTGACCAGTGCTCATATCTTTGGTCGGGTCGTAGGTCTCAGCGTTCCTTCCGCCATCTAGGGAAATGACGTTCTTTCCGAAGTCACGCGAGGCCCGCTGAGTCACTGACTCGGGCGTCACATCGTCAGGCGCACCACGATACACATGGGTAGTGCCGTCTTCAAACTTGACTGTGATGTCACGAGGCATGGTGATTACCAGTTGCTGACTGAAGGGGCTTTGGCCGCGCCGGGTTGTGGCTTGCTTTTAGTGATGGCCGACTTTGTGCCTTGCATCATCCTGTCTAGGTCTGAGGCTTGCTGCATCAAGGAATCGTTGCTTGTGATAGCGCCCTTCATACTTGTCGGGTCGGTCACGATAGAGGTCAGAATCTCGTAGTCGTTGCCGTTCAAAACGCCGAGCTTGTAGGCTTCCTTCGCCTGCAACATCATGTTGTTGTAAGCGGTGCCCATCTTGGCGCGAGCGTTCGGGCTCAATGCACCAGACGCACTCCAGTTCTTGAGTTCATCCTGATAGGACTTGATCGCGCTTCCGAGTGCATCAATACCGGCGACTTGGCTGCGGACGGCTTCAGGCTGCTTACCTGGCAATGATTGGCCGTTGAATGTGGCCGCCGGTCGAGCAAGGCCAGTGCCCTTGTCAACCAACATCACACCGTCAGCGGTTTCGATGACTTGTGTCCGGCCTGCTTGGCGCTGGATGTCGTTGTTTTCGCGAGCGCGTGAGTCGGCCATGTTCTGGCCGCGAGCCGTGAGGCCTTCGCTTGCCTTGTTGTGGCGGACCTGTTCAGCCGCTGTGCTTTGTTTCACAGCCAACTCAAGCTGATTCATCCTGTCCTGGGTCTGCTGCTGAATGGTCATGCCGCCCTTCTGGGCGTTGACCTTCCATTGATCAAGCGGCATCTTCCCGGACTGCAAAGCGCCCATGATCTGCTGCGCTTGCTCTGGCTGGAACTCACCCAACTGCACACCCTGCTGAATCCACTGAGCAGCCGATTGCAAGTCTTGGATTCCGCCCAAAGCCTGCAAATGCCGGTCGCGTTTCATGTAGGTTGTAGCAAGCGCTTTTTGCTCCGTCTCGGCATCTGCCTTAAGCTTCTCTGCGTTCTCCTTGGCCGTCTTTGCTGCCCGCTCTGTAATTTCGCCGTGAGTCTTGATGAGACCATCAGCCATTGATGGGGCCACTTGGTAAAGCTTGGCCCTGTTCTCTGGCTTTGACAAGTCCGGCTCGCCCTGACGGTATAAGTCAGCAAGCGCGTTCTTCTCAGCTAGTCCGCGCTTCCTTTCTGAGTTGGCGTCTTGCAAGGATTGAAGCTGTAACGCGTTCTGCTGCCGGAGCATGTCGCGCTGTTCGCGCTTGGCCACTCTGTCTTCGTAGTCGTTGGCATAGTCCATCATGGACTTCTGCGGGGCCATCAAGGCGTTGTAAATCGACGTATCCAAAGCCATATCAGCCCCCTAGGCTCCAATCACCCCATGAACCAAGCACATCAGCGCCACCGCCGCCGCTTGGCTTTTGCTGGCTTGAGTACCAGCCGCCAATCTGGTTCAAAGCGTTTGCGTATTGGCTGCCCTGAGCAACTCCAGCCGCAGCACGTGCATTGCCAAGCTGCAAGGCGTTGTTACTCACGTTGTTTCCGTAGTTCTGCGCCGCTTGACCAAGCCTCGCCATACCAGTCTGACCAAGTCCCGCCATTGATTGCAGAGGGTTAAGCACAGCCGAACGGTTCGCAACCATGCGGTTAAAGGCGTCGTTGTACTTGCCTGTTCCGTAGTCGTTGCCATAGCGAGCAGCAGCCTTGAGCGCTGCGCCACTATTCCGCATGCCACGCGCCCCAAGCTGGTTATTCAGCGCGGTTTGGCCTTGCTGTAGGCCGAACTGATAGCCAGCCTCTTTGGTGACATCGCCGACCTCAATCGGCTTGCCGTACTCGCCGCCATCAAACAGATACTTCTGTAGCTGTTCAAGCGACTTGTTGCGAGCCTGTATTGCTGGCATTGCGTCTTCGCGCTGCTGCTGCAATGCATCCCACTGCATTTGATTTGAATCGCGAACCGCATCAGCTTGCGTGTTTGAAGACTTGCGCGATGCTTCAGAACCAATCACCGCCGCTGCTACTGCGGCCGCTGCTGCCCATGGCATTGTTAATCCTCCTTGCGAACGCATACGATCATCGTCACGCGCTCGTATTGCGTTGGGTTCTCGACCCAATGGGTAAATTGGTTGTCAAACCAAAACAAGTCACCGGGCTTTGTCTCAAGCCGCGATCCCTCAAAGCAAAACGCTTGCCCCGGTGCGCTGGTGATCTGAACGCCGAACTTCTGATAGCGGCGAGCGTGCCAGCCAGGGTCTGTGTGCGGCTTGCACTCCGCACCAGCGGGAATCCGAGTGATGAGAACCCCGCCAAGCTCGACGCCTTCGACTAACCGCATGATGTCGTGGCACAAAGGCTTGATGCCCAAGACATCGGCGGACGGATACCAGAATGAATCATGCGGAGCGCCATCAGCCGCCCGCGAAGGGTCGCCAAACCGAGCCCAGATGTCATCAAGGCCGTGATGCGGGCTGTCCGGTGACTCTGTGCGCGTGGTGTGCTGATTCCACAATTGCGGGTTGTTCAGCAGAGCCCAATAGATCGGCGCGACGTTCAAACCTTCAGACAGAAGATTGATCATTGAACTGCCCTTTTGTCGCGCTCTTTCAGCATCTCGTCTGCGATCTTGGCGCACTCTTCAGCCGTGCGGGGCGTTGCTGCATCCCTGGTTGTTCCTGGGTGCAAAGAGATGCTCATGACCGAGGCGAAATACATATCCCAGGCCATAAGCTTTGACGGGTCTTGAATTGGCTCAATCATGGTTGATCAAGCAGCCCAGAGAGATGGTGCACAGTGACCTTGTTCGCTGTGCCCGCAAGCCCTTGGAGCTTGTCGCTTGACTTCATCACGGGTACATCGACATCGACCACGCCGCCAATTGCCAAGGTTTGCTGAAAGCAGACATTCCCAGCACCAGCAGTGCCACCAGAGGGAACAGCGTAGAGCGTGACAGCTTGGGTCGCCGTGTCGGTGTTGACCAAGCGAACCCGAAAATTCACCGTCTTCGTCACTGATGTCGCCGGTACGGTGTAGATGTCGCCAGCAGTCGCCGCGAGTTGAAGCGGTTCAAACGCTTTGAGAGTGCTGAAGGTCATGGTCTACCCATCGTGAAAGTCTCTAGATTCCGAAGCCGCGCCAGCTCTTGCGAGAGATTCGCGACCGACGATTGCAGGCTCAGAACAATCGGCACTAGGTCATTGACCGTAAGCCCCTTGTCACGCGGCATTGAGTGCGCAAAATTGGCCAGCAATTCAGCGTCAATGCCTGTTTGCTTTGCCTCGTTGGCAGTGTTTGCCGCTGCGTCTGCTGCTGCTTGTGCCGCTGTGGCTGACGCGTCTACCTCTTTGATCGTTGGGGCTTTTGTTCCGCCAACTCGGCCATTCAACTGCTCTAACCAGCGCTGCCATTCGCGGGTGACATTGCCGTTCTTGTCAACCAACGGAACCCGATTAGGCTGCGCGTTCAGTTCAGACATTTAGACCTCATTGATCACTACGGCTAAAAGATTGCAGGTCACATCGTCAGTAACTCTGACATTCCAAACCCGATCACGAGCAGAGCCAAGCCTTGCAGCCCTAGCCCGCGCTTTGGTTTGACCAATAGCCCCTAGGCTGAGATGCTTCCAATTCGACCAATTCGCGCCGCCGTCATCCGAATAGCGCAGCATCAAGCGGGCTTCCGTCGAATCCGGCAAGCCTTCACCCACATCGCAATCGAACTGAGCGGACCAGAACCGGATTCGCTTGAGCGTTTCGTTTGGCGTGTGCGGCGTGATCAAGTCACGGCACATCACATCCGAGTCATGCTTGTTTGACAGCGGGTTGAGCTGATACAACCCACCATCCGAGCCACCGACGATATTTAGACCGTAGGCGTAGGCGTGGCACTCAGCACGCCACCTAGACCAATCTCCATTCCATTCGCCACGCTCATGCCAAGAGTTAGCAGCGAGGTCATAGACCCACGTTGTATCAAGCCCAGGCACTTGCAGGACATAGAAGGTTTGCCCCTCTTGCACATACACAAACGCGTAAGCCGATGTCAGGTCTGGAAGGGTTGTTAACCTTTCCTCAAGCGCAAATGAACTGATCCGAATCGGCTGATATGCCGACATCGAAAAAACGACAGAAGCGCCGTTCTCGTCTCGGCCAAGCCAAATAGCTTGACCCGCCACTTTGCGCAACGTCCGGCCAGCGACAAGGCCGACCTCAATACTTGCACCGGAATTTCGAGCTAGAGGGAAATCAGAATCGCCGGAGTCATACCAGACTTCCCCGGTTCGATCCTTCAGGATGATCAATTCGCGGTGCTTTACCAACGCCCCGACAATCTCTCCGGGGGAGCCTTCCGCCGTCGCAAAGTTCAGCGCGTCGAACTTGGTGAAGTCCTGGTTGTCGCTCAGGTAGAACTGAGCCGTACCCGGTTCGGCGAATACACCCCAGCCGTCGAGATATTCCGCACACACTGACCCGCGCCAATTATCGCTAATTTGCGAGAAATTGCCAGAGTCTAGGTCGTACACATAACCATCATTCCCAGAGACAACGCATAACTGTGTCTCGTTGTCCTGCATGAAGACAGCGCCTGATGCGGTGACGTTTCCCAAGTGAGTTAGCGCAAAGGCTGACGACACGCTGTAAAGACCCCCACCGATCACAGCATAGAGCACGCCGCGAGCCGTCAGAAGGCCGCGCACAGCGCCAGAGCCGGTCGCTTTGAGCGTGAGCCCTGGGCACTGCTTTAGATAGCCTTGCGAGCCGTCCTTACCGCCGCCTCCCTCAATGGGAACAGGCATCCAGTTAACAACCCTGCGAGGGTCGGCCTTGAGACTACGCAGGGCCGACGATGAACCTACAAGCTTGAGGTTTGGCATTACGCAAGCGGGCGAATAGTTGGGCGACCGATCTTGACCGTCACCTTGTTACCGGCTGTTCCTCTCAATCCAGTGTTGAGCGCGAAGACCCACGAGGCAGCCGAAGGTGTCGCGGTGAACTTGGCCGTTGGGAACAAACAGAGGTCTTCTGTGATGTTGGTCGTGAGCTTTGGCTCATTGCTCACGCCGTTCTCAGTGCGGTAGTTTTCAGTCACCCGAGCGTTAACGCCGCCGATGGTGGCTGTGACAAAGTGGCCGTATCCGTTGACCTCAAGGCCTGAGTCAATCGTGATCGACAGCGAGCAACCCACGAAGTAGTCACCCGCCGTGATGTATGAGGCGAAGCCGGTCAGATCGACCTGGAAGCTTTGGTTATTGCCGCCTGGGACAAACTCAAGCACCTGGTCATAGCCGAAGCCATCAGACCGCGCCACAAGCGAGCAATTCAGGACGGCAGAAGCGCCACCTACAGCAATCGCTGTGATGTTGGCATCTACAGTGCCGGTAGCCTTGGCCGATAGCGTCGAAGCTGTCGTGCCAGTGTTGAGCCAGAAACCCGTCATCGCTTGCGGGTTCGTGGCCTCCTTGCTGGTGCAGTCGTTGACCGACGAGATAAGCCGATTGATTGGCTTGGCAAGGATAGATTGCAGCGCCGGGTAGTGGGCCTGCGTGGCGACCAAGTCTTTACCGACGCGGGACAGGTGAACGCCATCACCGATGAAAATACCAGACTTGCCCTTACCCGTCGCTGGGTTGATGGTCGGCGTGTACTCGTCTGCGATGTAGAGCAGCGGGTTTGACTTGCGGAGATTGACCAGTGCGTTCGTGATCTTCTGGCCGCGAGCTTCTTGGGCTGTTGTGAGGCTTGCTGTAGCCGGTGCCATGAGCACAACAACCACCAAACCAGCCTTTGTCAAGCCGTCAATCATGGTCGTCATGTTGGCAATCGTGATCGCAGGATCAGTGCCGCCGAGAATGTCGTTCCCGATACCGAACGCGCCGATAACGCAGTTGATGTCCAGTTTTAGCAAGTCGCGCCAGTACAGCACCTTGCGAGCCGTCTGCTCACCACCGACCGCAAGAGTCGCAACAATATCAATCGAGCCACCCGACAGAGAGCTCAGCTTGCGCACCCAGAAGGGTTGTGCATAGGCGGTCAGGAAATGGGCATCCATGAGCCCAGAGCCATCCGGCCAATTTGGCAGATCGAACCGCAGCGCAGTAGCGCTCACGCGGGTTGCGACAGCAGTCGCGGTGTTGCGCTGGAAGTCTGTCGTCGGGCTGTCTTTGTTAAGGCTTACAAGGCACCCAGTCTGCAAAAGGTGGTCGCCTTCCGCGCTTGTCCAAGTGCCAACGCCGTTGGAGACAACGAGAGTCCCTTCAGCGTTTGCAAAGCAGTGCTGATCGGTCGATGAGCCGAAGATTGCGCAGCGCAGTACGCCGGGGATGGTTGGTGATGCAACACCAGAGGGAGACTGCAATTGCCCTCGTTCATTGACAGTGGCAGGTAATCCACCACCGTAGGAATTCGGAGAAACGTCTCCAAACTCAATGAAGGCCGACCCAATGTCTGCACTAATAGTCAGCGTTTGGTCAACGTCAAACGGACCAAGCACAACGCGGCCAGGAATTGGGCCGACAGACCCAGACCGAGCCCCTGACCAACTTGCAACGCATCCACCATTCACACCGACAGTGACAGTTGCGCCATCTGTCTGGGCTGTGAATTGGTATGTTGAACCTTGATTGATTAGCGCCATGCTTACCTCAGAAATGGAAAAGCCCGCTGTGTGCGGGCTTGGTGTTGCGTGGATCAGTGCAGATCAGCCCATGCCCCGGAAGTCCTTACTCGCAGTTTGTTCGTTGTCGAGTTGTAATAAACATCGCCGTTTTCTGCTGTGGCCGGATCAGCAGCCATGGCAATGAAATTGAGCGCGCCAGTTGACTTTGCTTTCGCAACTGGCACAACAGCATCAGCGCGGCGGGCTTCAATGAACACATCAGAGGCCGTCCAGTTAGCATCAGCAGGCATAGCCCGCACCGTGCCGCCAATCTTCACTGTCCCAGCCGTATCACGGCCCCAAAGCCTCATTTGGGACGGTTTGTTTATGCTCACCGCTTTACTGCCGTTGATGAACCCGCCAGGGCTTGGAACCATCCAACCGTCAGTACCACCATTGCGGATCATCCCGACAAGGTTGTCTGTACCTTCGTCAAGGAATGGGTCTGTCACGGCCGTTGGGTTGACGATGATCACATTGCAATTTGACGTTGAAGCCTGCAAGTGAGCGCCGCGAGTCATTGAGATTGGCTTGACTCTGGCTGATAGCCTTGCCCCAGCCTTCATAACAATGGCCGTCTTGCTTGTTGCGCCGGTTGCAAGCTGCCCATTAACATCGACATCGTTAACACTAATGTCTTGGCTCAGCGCTCCATCAATCTCAATCCCCACCCAATCACCAGTGGCGTTTTGATTTGCGTATAGCAAGCCTGGGTTGATTTGAGATTGCAAGACATTGGTTAAGACAATGCCTTTTTGTCGGGCGTTGATGTGCCAGTTTGTCAGCTCAACCCACGGCTCAGCGTTGCCGCTATGAACCTTTGAAACTCCAATGTTGCAGTCAACAACGACAAAGTTATTGAATATCGTGCCTTCAGCAGTGCCCGAAATGTCAGCCCCGACAGCAACGCTTGCGCCCTGAGTGTTGGTGATTTTTACGTCTGTCGCCTCCCCCTCAATTTTTACAACATCAGCCGTTGTGAGTGAGGTCTGACCGTGAACATACAGGCCGTCAATGACTGAGTTTCTGGCGTTGTTTATCCTGACACCACCAGACCAATAACCGGAGCCCCTGACCTCAGCAATTACGTCTTGAACGTGGGCCGTCTTCAGGTTTAGGTTTGTCGATGTGTCATAGTCAATGTCAATTGGTCGGCCAGCACCAGCCACTGCGGCAACTGCTGTAAACCCACCAATTGACACTAGCTCTCCAACAGTGCCCTCATACCTGAAAAGCCCGTTTGTGCTGTAGCAGGCAATTTCGCAAGACGCTGCACCAGGGCCACGCACAACCACATTGTCAGCATTGATAACAACTCGCTGATTGCATCGGCTCTTACCGCTTGGGAGGACAAGCACACCAAAATCAGGAACACTGTTTGCTGCTGATTGAAACGCTGCCCAATCGTCAGTAACACCATCAAACACACCACCGAATTCAGGATCGGCAACCCATACCTCTCCAGCAATCCGCGCTTGAGCTGTAGCCGCATCCAGCACCACCCCACCAGCCCCCAGCAGTCGGCCCTGGGAGTCAAAAACAGCGGGCGATGCATTGCCAAACTCATTTGGCGTAGCGTCTCCGAACTCCAGCGTACAAGAGCCAATATCAGCACTGAAAGTAACCGATTGGCCGATGTTCAAAGGGCCGACGACGATACGACCAGGAACAGGGCCGATCACGCCAGATAGCGCACCAGACCAACTAGCGACACACCCTCCATTGACACTAAGCGTCACCGTAGCGCCATCGTTAGGCGCAGCGAATGGGTACGTAGAGCCTTGAGCCAGGAGAGACATTTACAGCCTTTGATTGGTGAGGATGTTCAAGCGACCGGCGTTGATTTCACCGATCTGCAAAACGGGGATTTGGCTGTTGCCTGCCTTGATGACGCGGCGAGCCTTGGCCGCTTCAGTGACAGCCGTTTGAGACACTGGCAGGTTGTACGCAGCAGGCAAGCGCTCTGTCAGCGTGTAGAACAAAGCATCCTGATAGCCGTCAGGAAGCTGATATTCAGTGTCAAGGTCGGCAAAGACAGGGAGTCGCGTCAACACTTGAAGGTGATACTCAAGCGGAGCGGACGGAACCGGCCAAACGTAGACGCGCCCACTCATTTGGCGGTCGTAGTAGATGCCCTGCGGATATTCGCCCGCTTGGGCTTTGAGAATCTTGGCGTTGTAGTCTTCGCGCTCCCAAATTGGCAGCGGGTAAGACATGCCAGAGCGCACGTAATAGCACCCAGGCTGCAACTCCTGGGGGTGCGTAACGTCGAACTGTTGACCGGGGCCGATGGTTGCTGATGCGCCCGATACGGTAGCAACAACCTCGGTTACAGCCCACACATACAGGCGCTGCGCCTGCCAGCGGTCAATGATCCGATTCAGCGTGCGCAATCCATGCTGCGCCATCTCTGCGGTCATGGTTTCATTGGGGTCAAGAACCCCGATGTCGCCTAGCGCGTCTGCAATCAGTGTGCGGGCTGTGGTCATGTCATGCAGGGATCAAAGCGACCAAACGAGACAGGCCCCAGCGCTTGTCATACTCAATACCCAAGGCGTCGAGCTTTGCCCGTGCTGATTCAATGGTTTCGCCGCCGTCTTCAGCCTCAAAAGCTGGCAGGTATCCCAGATCACTTAAAGCCTTGTGCTCTGCCTGATCGTTGGCAACACCAAATGCAGTCAACTCGCCATAAGTGACGGTCATGTTCAATGGATACATGGTTGCTCCAGAGTGGGGAGAGCCGAAGCCCTCCCCGTTGATCATTACTGAGTCACGCGGCAGGCCCACTCAGGGCGCAACACACCGAACCCGGCCAGCATGTCGAAGCGGCAAATGCGCTTGTTGTTCGTGATGTCGAAACCACGGACAAAGCGCAGAGAGACGCCCTCGTAATCGCTGGAAGAGGCCATGTCCATGCCGCCAGGAACATCCATTTCCATCGTCACGGCAGTCAGCGCGTCACGGTGGAACATGAGGTTCTGCACGTAGCCGGTATTGGCCGAGCCGGTCAGCACGGTCAAAGCTGCGTTGTCGGCAGGGCGAGCGCTCACGGTCTGGTAAGCACCACCGGCGATGATGGCCGGGTAGATGCGAACCGTCGCGTTGCCGGAGCCGTCAGACGACACGTCAGAAGCCACCACGAAACGCTGCAAGTCAGGCAACACCTGCTTGGTGATCGGCTGCACAGCAAACACGCCAGCGATTGTGAACACATCACCAGCGCGCAGGCGGTTTGCCGCAGCAGCCGTCCAGCCGTCAGTCACCAAGTCGGTGTAGTCTGCTCGCGGGTTGTCGGTCGCGCCGCTGTTGATGATGCCTTGGTTAGCACCGTTCACCAGAGGAGTGCCACCCAAGCCGCCAACCGTGTGAGTCGGCAAGTTCTGGCTCATGTGCGGCTCAAAGCCCAGCGACTTTTGCAGGGTGCCGGACTCGTACTGCTTGCCGATGACTGCTTGGCTGTTGAAGAAGCCGGACAGGCCATTGACCAGAGTGCGGTTTGCACGCGGCGACAGCGAGAAATGGCGAACATCACCACGCGGGCAGGCGTTGTTATCCAACACTTCAGAGGCTTGCAAGCCGATGTCAGCATTTGCAGGCGAGGTGCCAGGGGTGCCGACGAAGTTGTAGACCTTCTGGTACAGGCGCTGTGCACAACGAAGGTCGAACTCAGCCGCCAAGCGCGAGCCAAACGGAGCCAAGTAGCGCTCTTCAAACTTGTCAACCTTGAGCGTCAAGTCGAAGTCGGTGAACTCCCAATCAATACCGAACTCAGGCTCCATCGTGATCGGAACTTGGGGTTCGTTCACATCCTGCACGGATGCAGTAGCGCCGCTTCGGACGGTGCCTTGCACAGGCTTGCGAACGTTGATGGTTGTGCCGACTTTGGCACCGCCTGCGCGGAACAGGTCGGTGTAGTCCTTGTTGATGTAGGGCGCGAAGGCCGAGTTGTTGATCAGGTGGGCCAAGGTGGTCTTGGTGATCCAGCTCGGGGTGATGAGGCTGTTTGCCATGATGTCGTTTCCTTTTGATTAGCCCTTGAGCTGCTTGAGCTTCCAGGCGAGAAAGTCGGGGCTGTCCGCGCCCGGTGTCACGCTCCCGCTTGCTGCTTTCACAGGCACGAGAGGCTTAGGGGCGTTGGACGGTTTGGGTTGCTCGGGCTGCTTGTTCATGTCCGCTTCAATGCGGGCAATCCGGCGTCCGAGTTGTGCGGGGGTGAGCCCTTGCAGGCCTTCCGCGAGTTCTGGGTTTTTGCCGAGGTGGGCAAGCAACTGATGCGGCGCGTCAGAGTCAAGAACAGCTTCAAGAAAAGCCGTTGGTCGGCCCTTCTCATAGAACTGAACTTCCTCGTTCACTGCGTTGCACAGCGCGTCAAAGTCCGCGATCTTTTGGCCCTGCGACATCACGCCTTGAACCTTGGCGGTCAAAGCTTCGGCTTGGGCGATCTCCCGCGCCTTCTCAGTCACAAGCCGCTCGATGTCCTCGGGCTTGATTTGCTGCTGTCCATCCTCAGGCTGCTGCGCTCGCATGTACTGCTGAAGCTGTCGCTCAAGTTCTTGAGCCCTTGCCTCTGCTTGGTACTTCGAAGCTGTCAGCCGATCAATGCGCCGCTCCATCCGCTTGACGGTCTTATCACCATCGTCAGAGGGTTTGGTTTCCTCTGTCTGCGGGTCTTGCTTTACATCGCTTTCCGGTGTCGTGACTTCCGGGGTTTCAACGGATTCAGGCGCGACGATTTCCGACCCTGCGCCAGCGAGGTCGTTTGTTTCAGTGGTCATCGGTAGATGAGGCAAGCGGGAGAAGCGCCGCTAGTCGCTTTGGCCCTAATGAGCCGGTGAGCTACATCGCCTGTTGATCAGGCGTAAAAAAACCCGCCTGAGCGGGTTGATGTTCTTGGCCTTGAGCCTCTAACGGCTCGCTCGGTTCCATAGGTTCAGGCTGCTCGTACTCCATGCCGCCGCCCATCGGGTCAGCGTCAGGCAAACCGGCCATACCTTGTGCCGTGTGTTCAAGCTCTTCGCCGCCTTGCAAGGGTTCAGCGGCCATCATTTGCGCGATGACTTGCTGCACCAGCGGGGCGACTTGATCGACAGTTACAGCAGGCTGCAAAGCCTTGAGGCGGTCAGTCTCAGCCTTGTATGCGTCGTTCTCGATCTTGGCGGACTCGGCGAGATACTTCAGCGTTGTCTCACGATCAGCCGATTGCAACTCCTGAAGCTTCGCCGTCGCCTGCTCGATGACTTGCTGCATTTGCTGGGCTTGCTGCTCCATCTGTTGCAACTTCTGCTTCAACTGCTCAGGGTCTTCGCCGTTCTGCTCTTCGCCCAATGCAGCCTGAACAGGAGGGGGAGCCATCGCAAGCAAAGCCTTCGCCAGCTTGTCAGACTCCGGCCAATCTTGCATACGCGCCCAGATAGGCCCAACAACAGCAGCGAAAGCAGGATTGCCCTGCATGATCTGATTCAGTCCTTCGCTAGCCTCTTGGCGCAGGGTCGTATAGCTCGGGCCGGACTTGACGCGAACGTCATAAACGCCGGTCCCCAAGTTGATCGACATTGAGCCATCTTCGCGCTCGCTGTATGTGTCACCGTTGGGGTCGATCATCACCGACTTTGTAGACCCATCGACACCAAGAATCCGAGTCTCGCGGGGTTGATCGTAGATGCGCGGGAGCATGTCAAGCATGATCCGACCCACATGCTCAATAGAGCGGCTCAGGTTGTCTATGTAGTGATAGTTCGCAATGTCGCCTTCGTGCTTGTCGGCAAGCTTGGCGCGGCCAGATACCGCGTTACCTTGCTCGCCCAAGCTGGCCTTATTCATGCCAACAGTAGCGCGCAAGTCATCGCTTGCAAACTGCGCGCCTTGAGCAAACGCGGTCGGCATTGCAGGAGGCGCCATGCGCTGCGGCATTGGAAGTGGGTTGCCGTCATCGTCGATGTGATCAAACGGCAAGACGGCAAAGTTCGTCTTGTTCGCGTTCTGCCACTTGTCGTAATGATTGGCGATTGACTCCCAAGGCGCGATATAGGGTGCCTTAGGCTGGAGAGCGACAGCCTCAACCCATGCGGAGCGCTCGTAGTTGTACGCCCTCTGAGCTTCCATCATCCGGCGAACCATGCCGCAGAGATAGCGCTTACCCTTCACAAACGACTCATGGCCAATCACAGGGATCAAAGGAATCCAGCGGCTCGGAAAGTCTGTCTCTTCCAGAATCTCGCAACCGTTCATCGTGCGCCACTTGACACCACGCTTCTTAGCCGTGAACTGGCTTTCAACCATCGGCTGATAGCCAAGCTCTTTGGCTTTGGCCCAATACTCAGCTTCAGTGACAGACATCTTCTGACCGTCAGGCATCAAGACGCCTAGACGATTTTCAGACGATTCGACAACCTCGAAATACTCAGCGATGCGCAGAGTCTTATCACCAAACCAACCGGATGGCCCCTTGTTTGATTGCCACGTTGCCTCGTCGGCCTTGGGGTACTTCTCGCGGAAGGCCCGCTTGGTCATTTGGGTTTCAGCAAACCCGTACATGATGTCTGACCCGTCAGGCTCGGTCCAATCAGGGTCACACACAATCGACAGCGGATCGTGAACCCGCTTTATGCGGATTTCCTGATAGTTCAGCTCTTCATTGACGACTTCAGGATGAATCCGAATCCAACCCAAGCCCATCCGCGCCGCAGCCTCAAGGGCAGTGTCAAACGCGATCTGTGCACGGCTTTGGTACTCAATATGACGGAACATGCCTTCAATCGCTTTAGCGACCTCTTGGCGCGCCCCAGACGATGAAGGCAAGGTCAGCAAGCCCGGTTTATTCTGGCGGGCATCGTTGACAACCTGCACGACATTTTGGTTTGTGCGGTCAAGAGTCAAGCAAGGCCGAGCACCTTCAGGCCCACTTGTGCGGATTCGCTTAGCGGCTTCGTCCCATTGTTGCGGGTCGGCAGGGTTAGAGAACAGTGCATCCTCTTCCATGCGGACGCGGTTCTCCCTGAATGCCTCTGTAGCGTCCTCAAAACGCTCTTTAGCACGCTGGAAAGTGTCTTGCGTCATGCAGCCATCCAAGAGCCGCCAGCGCTTTCTACTGGCGGTGAAGGTTTAGCCTTTCGGCCTTTACCAATAAATTGAAGCCCGCGCCCAATGAGCGAGCAAACGTCCACTGAGTCGTCATGCTTGCCAGCAGGGAAGCGCAACAACTGCCCCAATACTTCAGACTTCCAGACTGCTTGCTTGGGAAAGAACACCTTACCCATACTCGCCATTGCCTGAAAGCTTCGCGCCCGCGTCGGCTTGTCGCTGATGCTTGGCAACCACTCAACCCTGCAATGAGCCTTGCGCTCACTCATGCGGCGAAGCATGAACGGCTCAACAGCGCGACGGATCGGCCCAGCTTCACCGAACCAACAAAGCGGCTCGTGAGCCAGAACCAAATCACACTTGGATTCGATCCAAACATCCGCAGAGGCTTGCTTTCTCCACCAATCCAAAACAAACAGGTTGCCAACAGCGTCAACGCCGAAAACACCATGCTCGGTGTAGTCGCCGCCGCTATCGGTCACACCGTAGTCACTCGCGCCGTATACCCGCAAACCTTCAGGCGGCTTGTCGTACTCAGCGAACCAATCAGCCTTGAAGTAGTCGCCCTCATCGGCTGCGGGCTGCTGCTGATACAGCGCGTTCCATGCCCGCATATCCATCTTTGCGACATTCACCATGTCATCAGTGAACCACTCAGGCCACAAGCGCTCACCAGGCTTACGACCAAGCGGGTCATTTGGCATGGCCTCCATAGCAATCTCGATCACATGCCAGCGATCACGCTCGCGCTCAAGAATCCGGCCACCAAGGTCGTCTTCATGCCATCGAGTCATCACAAGAATCTGCCGAGCCCCAGGCTTTAGGCGGGTTAGCAGGTCGTTTGTGTACCAATCCCAAGCCTTTTGCCTGCTGCGCTCGCTGTCTGCGTCTTCCCGACTTTTCACCGGGTCATCAATGACCGCCAAATCAGCGCGGCGACCAGTGATTGAGCCACCCACACCAGCAGCGAAGTATTCACCGCCTGCTGTTGTGTCCCATCGGCCAGCAGAGGCCGAATCATCAGCCACCGAGATACCGAAAACGTTTCCGTACTCTTTCGACGCAACCAAGTTGCGAACGCGCCGACCGAATCTTTCAGCCAGCTCTTGAGTGTGGCTTGCAGCAATAACCGACAGCTTCGGATTGCGCCCCATGAACCAAGGCGGAAAGATCACCGATGTATAGGTGCTCTTCGCCGATCCAGGCGGCATACAAACCATCAGCCGCTCAATCTCTCCACGCTCTACCTTCTCTAGAGCCTCAATCAACAGCTTGTGATGCGCTGCTGGTTGAAACCCAAGGTCGAGATACTCAATGAACGGCTTTATCTTCTCCTGGGCCTGCTTCCGCGCTAACAACTCCTTGAGCAGCAAGGAGGCTGAGGATTTCTGCGGTAGCGAGGTCTCTAGGAGTTCGGGTGTCGTTGACATTCAGTGTGGCCTCAGCTTTGCCCCATGCGCGATCAAGCAGCTTTTCAGCCGCAGTAACTCGCGCTCCAGGCGGAGCGGACTCATTGCCCATAACTTCGGCCAGAGTCCTGATTGCATCCTCTGTGTAAGCCCGAGCCAATTCCTTGACTTCAGGCGGCACACGAGGCCGACCAGACGGATTGCCAGATTTCCCTTTTTCGAAAGCCATTGTTTCGCCCTTGTTAGCAGGGACTTACATACGGAAAGCGCCGCAAGTCGCAGAAACGAAAACGCCCGCAGGTCAGACCGTGCGGGCGCAATTACTCGGGGGTTATTAAATCACTGTTTTTCGGGTGTGTCAATAGGCTTGATGACTTCAACCCATTCTTCGCCAGTTGCTAGCCAATCAGCAGCGCTGTTGAATCTGTCATCTTTGGAGATTCTTACCCGCTCCGCCTCTTGCCTGACAAGCCCTCTAACTCTGTCCATACCGATCAGCAGTACATCAGCCCATCCGGCATTAGTCCAGCGCATCGCGTGGGGCTTCATGGGCTCTCCGCTTGGGTCTTTGGGCTTTTGACCTGCCCCCGGCCTGGGGCCTCCGCGTTTTGTTTTGGTGGTCATGCGAAATTGATGATTTGAGCGTTGCAAGCCTGATCGCATATGACACTTACTTGCCACTCATCGCCGCCAAGATCAATAGATTCGTCGCTGTACTCAACTTCATCAATCACAGGCACAAGGCCGAGTTGAGCAGCGGCGCGGATGCGATGGCACCCCTCAAGCGCAGCCCAAACGCCGTAGCACTCCATCCACACAGCACGAATGACCGGAGCGCCAAGAGTTTGCATTTCAGACTTGACGGCTTCCAAGTGATCAGTGTCGAAGTGCTCATGGACAAGGGCGATTTGCATTTTCTTGCTCCGGTTTGTGTGTTGCGTTGGTTGATACTGTAGCGACGCAATCATACAGAGTCAAGCTTTTTTTGTAGGTGCAAACCCTAGATGATCCCCGATTGCCCCAACGCCTTAGCCAGCATTGAGCGAGCCTCACCGATACGCGCCTGCATGTCTTCGGCTGAGATGCGCGGAGTCCTGAAGACTGCGGCGCCGATAGCCAGATTTCTGGCGTTGCACTGAATAGCCGCTAGGTGCTGGCCCTCTAGCGTGCTGTGGATAAGTGAGTCTAGGCCGATCATCATCCGGCCTTCAATGTCGGTGTCCAAAGCTCCATTGGTGTCGTCGTACTGCTTGGAAGTGCGGTATCCACGGCAGGATGGGCACTCTGTGGGATAGCCGCCTTCAATCGGTGGCCGGTCGCACCAGCGATGCCAGCGGGCGAGAAGGTCGTCAATGATTCGTGCGGTTTCGTCTGTCATGCTCTCTCCTTCTCTAGCTCGTTTGCCCGTTTCCGGTAGGTATCGCGGATTTCTGCCAGCTCTTCGCGGGTGTACTTTCTGACTGAGTTGTCAGCCTCTAGAGCTTCGACGGCAGCAAGGCCAATCCGATCGATTAGCCCAATCCGGTACTCAACAGCACGGCCAGCAAGCCGTCTATTGCAATACTTTCTTTGGGCATGTACGTTGCGTTCGTCATACCTCAGATTCTGTGCTGACCCAACAGAGCGATAGTGGCCTGCATCGTAGCTGCCACCCACATCACCAGAACCAAGAGGCATTCCACAACAGATGCAAGGCTTTCCAAAATCTCTCAATCTCACATATCTATTGAACTCTTCCTGTGCTTCTTCCTTAAGTTTTGGCAATGTCTTAAGCTGCTCACGCTTAACCTTGTCCGCCCTACGTTCTGCCGCTTTGGCTTGCTTCGCCTTCTTGACTGCCGCCTTGACGCCAATGGTTAGAGCGCACTCAACACCACAAGCGACATGGAATGAGTTTCTAGGCCAAAACTCATCCCGGCAAACCTTGCATTTCTTGACCTTTAGCGTTGGGGCTCGCATACTCAAGCCGCCCGCTTATCCAATCCGCGATTGCTTGCCTCTTCGCTGCGCCATACATCAATGCGGGCTTGGGCCGCAATCAACTTCCATTGAAGAGTGGTTTCATTCTCGACAGCAACTCGCAAACCTTGAATTACCTCTTGATATTCTGGATGAGCGTATGCAAAAGCTTCTTTATCGACGCCTGTTTTCTTGTCACAGTCGTTCATTAATATGGCTTTTTTGGTCTTTCTGAACTGCTCCAAATATACCCTATTTGCCTTGGCTTGTGCATATTCTTTGGCGTGTTTAAAAAGAAAGTCGATAGCCTCGTGCGGGTTAAAATCTTTGCTCATAACTCCACCACCGTAGCAGACTTGTTTTTGATCAGCTTATTGATAGCCTCTTGCGTTTGCATCTGTGCTCGTCCAATATCAAGCGCAGATAGCTGGCTCATAGCCTGCTCATAGATGGAAACCACGGAGCGGACAGCCTCAAGCCCTGCACCGTCGAATCGCAAAGACCCGCCCGACTTGTGTCTGTTTGCTGCGTGAACCATTGCTTCGACAGCCTTATTCACGAACACCATAGTTTCTGACTTCGGAAGCTTTTCAGTTCTTGCCAACGTCTCAACAGTGTTTATTGCATCGCTTAGGGCTTGCCAGTCAACAGCGCTAGGGTTCGATCCTTTTTGCACAGACTCAAGCGCCGACCAGAAATAGGCCATGATCCTGAGTTGCTCGCTTTTTGGCGCTGGTGCAAAAGCAGTCAGAGGATTGATGCAATCCTTCGGTACGTACTTCTTTGCTGGCTTTTTGTTCTTGCTCATGCTGCGCGCCTTTCTTCGTTTGCCGCCTCAATCTGCCGAATAGCAATCTTGAAAGGGCAAGAAGCCAGCGCTCTCCGCGTGTTTCTAAGCGCAGCGCTCCTCTCGGTGCGAGTCATTGCGGCAGGCTTTACAGCGTCAACACCTTGGCCAAAAATGAATTGATCAGCCCACTTACCATCATGGCCTTTTCTATAATGCCCTGAAATGTGAGCAAGCTTGTTATTGCGCAGGAGTTTAATAATCTTCCCGCATGAGATTGGAGAAAGCTCAGTTACTGCAATGATTTCCTTGCGGGTCAAAGCATTTTCTTGGATGGCGTCAATAACCTTCAGCACTAAGCGAGTGCAATACTCGACGCGGTAGGTCTTGGCCTCATTTCGTGGGATGCCTGGGCACGGCGCGTCTTCTCCATCACCAAAGGCGTAGATGCGTTGCGCCATGAGCCTGGGGCGAACCTTCCACGCTTTGACGTACACATGGCCGGTGTCACGCATAGCCAAGACGATGCTGCGAACGGTCGGCTGAGACATGCCGGTTAGCTTCACGAGCTGCTCAATCGTGCGAGGGGCACGGATCAGTGCGGCAATGATCTGAACAGGGGCTGCAAAGCCGTAGCGTTCTTGCTTCATGCTGGTTCCTTCATTACGCGAGTCGAGCGGTTCAGGCAGCTCGGCTCAGGTTGTTTCCAAAAAACGGGGCTAGAAGGCGCTGGAGGGTCTAGGTCTCCTGTTGCCCTTAGCGCTTCAGTGATAGCGGCTTCTGGATACGCTGCGCCGCGTTTGCAGGCGTTCAGAAGCGAGTGGGCTTCTTGCTTGGTCATGCTGCCCCCTTTTCTCTAGCATGGACAAGCCTCAAAGACTCGGAGGCGCGGGTGATCTTGGTCTTCGATCCATCGACGCCAAGACGCATGACTTCCGCCGCCTTTTCTGGCGAGCCAATGAGCACAGGCTTTTGAGTCTTCCGCCCATTCATGCGGTTTTCGATCTCATGAGCACCCGGAAGGTAGGAAGGATGCTCGTGACCTGGGCGAGATGCGTAGGCTTTGTACGAATCGCAAAACCTCTTTTGGACGAACTGAAGCTCATCCATGTTCGACCGGCAAAGCTTTGACCACCCGCCAAGGTCTTCGATAACCGTGTGAATGATCCCGTCATCGAACGCCACGGACTCATAAGCCCCCACGCGCTGCATTGCGTCCAAAGCCTTGCCCCATGCCACGAGAGAGCGGTCGGTGTTTGTGCCTTGAAGCTGGCGAACAATGTCGGCAGGCTTGGGCATGAACTGGCCGCGCTCAGGGTCCATGAGGTGAGCGGATAGGGCTTTCGATACCTGCTCAACGTCGAAGGACTCGCAAGCCTGAAGCCACACTTGGGCCGAAAAGGCAGACAACTCACGACCGTAGAAGTCGTACACGCCGCCGAGGATTTCAAGAAATTTGGCTTTGGCACTCATGCTGCGTGCTCCCGCTTCAGTTGTTCAACGATTGAGGCGTTGCGAGCCTCTAGGGCTGCTTGCTTGCTTACCGGCTGCGGCAATGGGCCTCGATGAAGCTGTGAGCCCATCGACACAGCCCGCTTACGCTCGTTCTCGACGGCAGCGAGCAACCACGCAAAGCCCTTGCCTTGCTCAGCAGCGGAACGGGCGAAGCCTGTGAACTCGGGTTCAGTTGCTCCCGCTTCGATCAATGCCCTGAGTCGCGGGTGCCCAGGGTTCACATCGGCGATGCCGCATCGCTTGATGGCCTTGCAGATCGCTCCGGCCTGTGTTGGCGTGAAACCTTCTGTGTCGGTTTCTTCGTCCGCCCCCCCCTTTAGGGTGGTAGTAGCAGTACCTATTGGTTCTTGGTTGATTGGTTGATTGGTTGATGGTTGATGGTTAGTTGAATTTCGTTGAGCTTCTGTTGCAACGGAATTCAACGGCTGTTCAACGGCTGTTGATTCGCCGTTGAGCGCCCGTTGCCTTTTCAGCCTTTTTGCCTCCGCTGAAGCCTTTCCGGCTAGCGCCTTCTGGCTTGTGTTGGCGTGATAGGCCTCAATCTCAGCTTCGCATCGGTCGTGATACCAGCCTGTTGGCGTCTCCGTGAAAAACTCGTTCAACACCTGTTGAACAGCCGTTGCCTCTTCGTTGGAACGGGCGACAACACGCCTACACAGCGCAGCTATGTCCAAAGTAAGGCGCTGCTCGGTGTCGTAATACAGGTCGATCAAGTCACGGTAGACGCTCCGCTCGATCCGAGTCAGGTGCCTTGTGGCCTTGTCAAAGTCGCCGATGTGGTGCGGGTAGTGCTTCACCTTTACCGCCCCCTGTACTCTGGTTTAGGCGACCCATGCGAAGACCGAGCAGCAGCCCAGCCGCAGCGACGGATGACGCCTTGCTTGATCGCGGTTTGAGTGACTGAGCCCCACCAGCGAAGCTCCTTTGGCTGCTCAATGCGGGGGCCGATGACGGACCGTGCGCGCTCAATCGTGAACGGGTGACGGGCCTGCTGTGCAAAGCGGACTAGTGCCGCGTAGGCTTGGGCCTTCCATTGCTCTTTGCTCATTTGCTCATCCCCTTAACGCAGTGCGCGCAAGTCCAAGTCCTGCCCCACTGCTTGAGAAACTTCAGCTTTCGGCCCAAGGTAGCGCGAGGTTTGCCGCAGCCTGGGCAGACCCACGAGTAAGCGTGGCCGACGCCAGCAAACCGCTGCACGCCGGTAAGGTCTGGGCCTTTTTGTGTGCCGGTGTCGCTCATGCTTCACCCGCCTTGCCATTCCTGATCATTTCGCTTCCAGGCTGAAGCAATACTTCAGCGGGTACGCCGATAGCAAAAGCACGGATGCGTGCGTTAAGCGGAAGGTTTGCCATGCCGTGAATAACGTCGCTGTACTTAGAGGCTGTGATGCCGAGAATTGCGCTGAAGTCTTTCGCGTTCAGTTCATATTGAAGGCGGCGAAATTCAAGTGCGTCTTCAATAGAGATATCGCACTCTTTGCCAGCTTGAGCCTCAGTCAAAAGCCTGAGAATCATTGCGCGTTTTGGCTCTCTCATTCGTGCGCCCCCCTGCCGTCGGTGCCGTCGATGTCGATTGACCAGTGACGCCACTCAACCGATGAACTCCACAACGATGCAATCTGCGCACGAACGCCAGCGGCATCGGCGGGGTAGTTTTGGTACAGCGGTATTGACCAGCGTGAGCCATCCCACCAGCGATACATGTCATAAGCAGTAGGCCACCACCCCACAGCAGGAGGCGGGCCGCTGAACCATTGGGGGGCGGTCATGCGGCACCCCGCACTTCTTTGCACTCGCCGCCGCACTTGGGGCAGAAGCGCTGGCCGTTGTCAGCGGGGCCGCCGTCGATAAAGCTCCAGACAGCGCCGCAAGAGCCCTGCCATGTGTCTGGCGTGTGCTCGTCGTCGACTTGGGTCCAGGTGCAGTGCTCGCGCGTCTCCGGCGCATTGCCGCGAAGCTCTTCGACCCAATCGCTTGCGCTGCGGTCGCCAAGGAAAGCCCAAGCCTTCGCGCCGTTCTCGCGCAGGCGCTGAAGCTGGGCTTCATCGACTTCATGTGATACGCAAGGACCGCCGTTATTGGGCTCGGCTTGTTTTTCCGGTTTCGCGTGTGATACGGGCGGCTGTTGGGCGGCTGCGAGCATGGATTTGTAGGCCGCTTCCGCTGGTGTCGGTGTTTCAATCGCAATGCGTGCGCTTGCACCAGCCAGACACATATCAAGGGTCGGCTCAATGGGAACCAGCTTCCAGCCTTCAGGAATAGCGCTCATTGCTTGGCCCTCCCGATCTCAACTGCGCAGCGGAAGACGGCGAGGCGGGTTGCCGCTGGCCGATTGCATTCGTCGTCAACGTCTTCAACGTGATCAATGGCACCTGCCATTACGTATGCGTCGTTATCCGACTTGTCGTCATGCATCACATCGATCTTCAGCTTCACCGCCAGCCGAAACGCGTCCCCGTCATCCTCTTTAGGGCGCCACGCCATAAGAAACCCTTCGCGCTCAATGAAAGCGCCGCAGTACGCACCGCCTTTGCACCCACCCTGCTTGAACGTCAGCACGTAGCCCGCTGCCTTGGCGGCTAGCTCGTGGTCAATTCGGTCTTGGTCGGTCATTGCTTGTCCCCCTTGGCCCATGCCTTTACTTCAGCCGCAATAAACCGCTTGGTCTTGCTGCTGATTGCGACCACTGGCTTAGGAAAGCCGGGGCGCTTTGTCCACTTGTCGCGCACAGTCTTCGGCTTGACCTCGTACTGATTGGCGATGTCTTTGTGAGTCCATGTCTCTTGGCTCATGCCGCCCTCCGCATCTCTGCAATGCGAGCCTCAAGCTCTGCAATCTCCGCATCCTTGGATGAGCGCACGACAAGCTCACAGCCCATCTGATACGCGATCCACTGCAAAGGCCCAAGGCTTCCGGTTTCGCGCATGAAGCGAATCAAGCGCTTTGCCCAAGCCTCTCCAGCCTCACGCACGAACCGGCTCATGTAGCCCTTAGAGATGTGCAGCTTCTCGGCGAAATAGCTGTCATCCATGCCGGTCTGCATCAAGGCAAAAGCCAGCACGCCGGAGAAGTCAGCAGAGGCAATCACTCGCTGATCCATCTCGCGTGGCTTGCCCACTTGTCCCAAGATAGGGAGCCCGAGTTGCGTGCTGTTTCGTCCAATTTCTTGCGGTTTACTTTCACCGCGCCAAATACTTCGATCCATGGTTTCGACTCCCATCGAATAGTTGAGGAGACAGAGGCCTACATGACCTCTTGGGGACACACGCCAGCACCCGCCCGAATGGGGGAGTCGGCCACCCAAGCGGGTGAACTGACATGCGCCCCCAAGAGGGCACAAAAACAAAGGTCGTTGGAAATGGACGCAAACAAATGGGCCGCGCTGGCCCTTGCCGCTGTATTGGCACGCTGCAAAGCTTGGGCAGCAGCAGAGCTAGAGCGAGAGGCGCTAAAGCTCCAGCAAGCGGCGAGGGGGCTGCGGAAGTGAGGCATCGCCAGTCACTCCAGAAGCGACAGAAGGCCGGTCGCAGTGAGGCCGGAAATCACGCCGCAAATGAAGCCGTAAGTTCCAGAGGCTTTGGAAATCTCATAGAGAAACGCATTTACGGCAATGACTACCGCGAGCCACAAGAACACGCGAAGAGCAGTTCTCATGGCTCAGGCCTCCGCCTTGGCTTTGCGCTTTCCCAGCGCTTTCAGCCGCTGCCCAGTGACTCGCGCAACAAGGCTCGGAGAGTCACGCCGCGCAGCCGCAGCAATCACCCGATCCACAAGATGCGGCGGGAGCTGTTCAGGCCATTGGCTGATAGCCGATGTGCTGACACCAACAGCCGCAGCGGTCTTGGCTGGGCCACCAAAGAGAGAGAGTGCTTTTGCTTTGTCCATGCCGAAAGCTTAGCACACTAAGCGCCATGAACGCAAGCACACTAAGTTTAAGCGCTGGTCAAATGCTGCTAATGAGTACGCTTCAAGACAGAGCGCAAGAGGCAATCGACGCCGGGTTTAAGCCTGCGCAATTGGCTCGCGCTGCTGGAATTTCAAACGCCGCCGTTAGCCATTGGCTAGCGGGTCGGTCTAAGGCTTTGAAGGCTGAATCTGCGATAGGCCTACAAAAACTTACAGGGTGGGCTGCTGACTGGTGGATTACGGGCCGTGGTTTGAAAGCAGCGGCATCCCCCATAGTGGGGGCTCATGCTATGAGCCTCGACGCAGTGATACTTCTTCCCAAACAGATGACATGGGGGGAAGTGATGATGGGCGGAGAACTGCCAGAGCGATTTATTGTGGTGATGCCTGACGACCAGGCCGCGCCAAAGTGCCCAGCAGGCGCGCAGTGTGTTTGGTCAACAGTGAAGCCGGCTCGACCGGGCCGTGTGGTGCTTTTGAAGGACAAGCACGGTCAGATGCACGCTAGAGAGTACAGACAGGGCAAGGCACCCGGAGAGTGGGCAGCTTTGGCTATCAATCAGGCTTATGTGTCTTTTGACAGCTCGGCCGATGGGCTGTCTGTAATCGCCACACTTGCCGGGGTAATTGAGGGTGATGATTAAAGGTTGACCATGCGCAAATACGCATTTCTTCTTGTTGCCTTGTCAGGGTGCTCAGCAACTGCGCCTGTAAAGATCGGCGCTGAGACGTACTACGCCTCTAAGCAAAACACTGGCGGCATCTTCGGGAACGTCGATTCGATAGCCGGTGAGCTGATGACCCAAGGTAACGCCCATTGCGAAGCGCTTGGAAAGCAATTCGAGCTTGTGACGCAGAAGACAGAGAACGCGATCCCGGCTGTTCGCCTTGGTGGCGCATCCATCACATTCAAGTGCACCGACAAGCCAAAAGACCCGGTAATGAGGCCTGACAAGGGCGTCAGCACGATAGAAATACGCTGACAAAGAACCTAGGATCACCCAAAGACCTCCCCTACCCACTGGGAAGCGAGTAGAGAAGGGATCACCCCGCATTGCGGATCAGACATGGCACACCTTGTGTGCTCCCCCGGCGTGTCTGACTAGGCCAGCCGCACGGACTATTCGGGAACTGCCCCCTAGCCTTTCGGCATACCGTGTCGCGGTTCAACTCCGAGCGGCCCCACTTGCGGCCCCTGCTTTCGTGCGGAGTACGGCCACCAGAAACAGAAAGCCCAAAAGGCCTATGCCGTCCTGTGGTCGCATCACAGCCCGCGTGTACGGGTGAACGGCATAGAGCTTTTGGGCTCAATGCTGAATTTTGCCAGAGATGCGACCAATGGCGAACGGATTATGCAACCCCTAACTTAGTGGAATCCACTACTCCGGCCGTTTACCTTACTACGCTAAGTGGTTATTGCTTAGCATGCTGCGCTTAGTCTGCTAAAGTACATCCCATGGCAGCGCGACAGGTAACACAGTGACCGGCGACTGACGGGGGTAGCGGAATGACAGCATGCGCAACACAGATGGCGATCGATGCACACCAGGGCGAATTGGATCGCGCTGATGCAGCTTTCGACGCAAAGGAGCGGGCTTTGGTTCGCAAGGCTGACCGTCTGATGAAGGCGTGGGGTGAGGACACAAAGCTCATCGACGAAGCGATTGGCGAGCATGTCGGCGGCGTGGCTTGGGATGAATTGCTCGAAGCCATGAAGGCGGCTTCTGAGGCATCGACCCTGAAGCACCCAGAAGAGCGCCGCTTGGCTGCAAAGGTTGCAGGCGACAAGCTGGTGACGGCTATGACAACGATGGCTTGGTCTGCTGTTGGGGGTGATGAGCTGTGAGCGTCGCAATCATCTATCAGGCCGCAATGGCCTATGACCTGAGCCTTGCTCGTGCATGGCAGGCTTTCCTAGCCGATGTGCCTATGTCTTGGGTTGACGAGGAGCCGAAATGACTAGCTTGCGCTTTTACTTCTATTGCCTTGCGGTTATCGCAGTGCTGCTCAGTTTGATAGCCATTGATCGCGGCGGCTTGTATTGGGCGGTTGCATTCTTCTCGTTCTCGACTGCTTACTTTTCGTGGATGGCCGCTCGGCTTGATGAGATGCGTTCGGAGGCTGTATGAGCAAGCAACCAGAGGCGCTCAGGCTGGCTGATGCGCTTGAAGACGATCTTGAACAGTATGACGGCTATGCATTGCCGCCGTCTTCTCAGGGCATTGCTGACGCCGCAGCCGCAGAGCTTCGCCGACTTCATGCGGTGAATGGCGAGTTACGGAAAGCGTTGAGTGCTATTGAGTTTGTTGCAACGCTTGACGACAAATGCTCTCCAGATTCTCAAACGTGGCGTCTCATCAGCAAAGCCAATGCAGCCATCACCAAAGCGGAGGCCGCATGACCCAAGACCAACAGCGCCGCGTCAATGCCTTGTGGGTCACATCGAGTGGCCGACTCACGAAAGACGACTGCATCGAGATCGTGACCGAATCAGACTATCAGCGCAATCAGCGCGAGCAGGGTGATCCGCCGTGGACTGGATGGGCTCTTGCTATCGCAGTGGGCCTTGTCTACGTGATTTACGCAGCAGTGATGGGGCCGACGCTATGAGCCTGCACACTCCAGGCCCTTGGGCCGTGACAAAAGCAACGGACATGCAAAGCATGTACTCGGTCAACCGCGAAGCATGGGGCCACAAGTGGGGATCGTCTGTTGCTGTTGTGAGCCAGCGTGATGTAGGCGCATGCAACCAAATCACTCATGACGAGGCAATGGCAAACGCCCGCCTGATCGCCGCCGCGCCGGATTTGCTTGAAGCGCTGGAGGCTGTTGTCGCATGGCTTGAGCAGGGCGACCACGAAGGCGAATTGCACACGATGGCAACCGCAGCGATTGCAAAGGCAAAGGGGCAAGCATGACCGACTTTGAACCTTGGCACTTGCCACACATGAGCAACCAGCCCAACGACGCCGGTATGTGTCAGGCGGAAGGTTTCGGCTGTGTCGTTGACGGTCGGCCAGTTGCTGAGATGGCCTGCGCAGAGCCGGAGCCTGAGCCGAGCTTCTGGCGTGCGCTGTTCGACTTCCTGACAGCACCGAAGTTCACCCCGTAACCGTTTCGCCCCTTCGCCACCTTCAACTTTTTGGGTCGGCGCTCAAAAGAGGCGGAGGGGCTCCCAATCAAGGATAGACCGTGACACGACTCCAGCAAATTCGCTATGAGTACCGCGCCAGCCGCCGCGACGGGTTCAGCCTGTTTGCGTCAGCCGTCCGCGCTGTGTTTCTTGCACTTCAACCAACACCATTCTGATCATGGACAAAATCGCATCTGCACTTGTCAAAGCTCAAAAGGGCTTTGCACCAGCTCTCAAGAGCAACACAAACCCGCACTTCAAAAGCAAGTATGCCGACTTGGCCGCTTGCGTCGAAGCTGTGATTGATGCACTGAATGAGAACGGGATCGCGCTGATTCAGAAGCAGCACCCGAGCGAAGGCGGTGTGTCTGTTGAAACGGTGTTCGTCCACGAATCCGGCGAGACCTTGAGCGCTGGCATCTTGTCTGTGCCTGCGTCAAAGCAAGACCCGCAAGGCTACGGATCGGCCCTCACCTACGCCCGCCGCTATTCACTGATGGCCGCGTGTGGCATTGCTCCTGAAGATGATGACGGGCAAGCCGCAAGCAAGCCAAAGGCCGCACCAGTCCGCGCCGCATCTGATCCTGTTCAAGAGATCAAGGAAGGCGTCAAGCGTGGCGATGCATCAGGCGCAGCAACCTATCTCGCTGGACTTGATGAGAAGCGCCTCAATGCGATCTGGTCAAAGCTGACCGTTGACGAACAAGACCAACTCACAGCCGCATGGCCTAAAGCAGCATGACAACACTCTACGCACTCGCAGACCAGTACCGCGCCGACGCTGCGAAGCTGGCAGACCTCGACCTACCTCCTGAAGCAGTGGCCGATACGCTTGAAGCGATGGCCGGAGAGCTTGAGGTAAAGGCCGAAAACGTCGCCCTAGTGATCCGCTCGCTTGATTTCCAGGCCGCAGCCGTCAAGCAATGGGGC